CCTAGTTTAGCCAACGACAACCGGAGCAATCCTAGCCGTGCATCGTCTGCCTTACGCGGGTTTTTCTTGTCTGGTGCCAGCGCTGCTATGGGTATATTTTTAATCATGACTCCTCCAGACTTACGCCTAGTCTGCGTTTGACCTCCGCAGCTATTTCTAGCTCGTCGTAATCGCATAGCTCGCGGATACCGCTAACCCAGTTACGGTACGTACTCGCGGGGATAAAAAACACAATCTCTCCTAGCACGAACCTAGCAGTAGCAGGCGCTCTACGCTCGGTTCTATGCACGCGATCCCTAGCTTCCTGATCTACTAGCCTAGTGGTGTCTAGGCAATCATCGGCTACAGCTTCCGTAAGGCAGTCAATCTCTTCTTGTGCAAAACCAAAGTCTGTAAAAACAAGACCAGAACCTTTTAGTCGCGTAAGCTCGTGCGATAGTAGGTCAAAGTCCCACTTTGCCGCTTCCGCTACCTTGTTGTCGATAATACGGAAGGCGTCAATCTGGTCAGGGGTAAGGAACTCTGCCTTGATCGCGGGGACTTCGCTAAGCCCTAGCGTCTTAGCCGCCTCTACCCGCGTGTGGCCCGCGACCAGTACATTATTGGCGTCAATAACTACGGGTACTAGGAACCCAAAAGCCTTGATAGAGTTCGCTACAGACGCTATAGCCCCCGCGTTATCCCTAGGGTTATACGGGTACGGGGCAATGTCGTTAATATCGACGTACGCCATATCCACGCGAGTGTTCATCGGTGTACTGGTCTTGGGGGTACGTACTCTACGCTGACGCTTTGCAATTGATTTCATCTACCAGTCTCCATGCCTGACTAGCTACCACCAGAAAGTGTAAGCAAAAAAATAGGGCGCGACCCGAAGGTCACGCCCTACCGATTATACGCTACTGAGGATTACTCGTCTTCGTCCTGCTCGACTTCCGCCTTACGCGTCTTTTTGGCGGGAGCCGCCGCCTTCGCTGCGGGCTTCGCTGCGGTCTTCGCTTTCGCTGCGGGCTTGAGATTCAGGTTCTCCGCCGCCCACTCGGCAACGATATGCTCGAACGCGGCGCTGAGGTCCTTAACGCCCATGTCCTTCGCCACGGTGTTGAGAACTTCCGTGACCAGCGATGCCTGATCCTCAAACAGACGGAACTTGAAAGTGACTCGCTTCTTCTTCTCGCCAGCCGTCTTGCTACCGCCCTTCTCGACGTAATCCTCCTTGATCGTGTCCTGGAGGTCGGCCACCGTACTCTTCTCGGCAAGCTCGACAAGTTCTTCGGCGTTGTCTTCCGACATGACCGCGGCAATCTTAGACGCCTTGGTCCAGCCAATCTCCTTGACCTTCTCGGCATCGATACCGAAAAGGTTGAACTTGTAGTAGATGTCGATCAGGTACATCGCCTTGCGGTACTCGACGTTCAGGCGCTCCTTGACGTAGAGACCAAAGCCGCCGTTCTCGGCGTACCGCGCATCCAGCGACTGATACTCCTTGCTGAGTCGCACATGGTAGAGAACGCCGCCCAGCTTGTAGTCAAGCTCCGCGCCTTCTTCCACGAGTTCTTCTGCCAACTCAAGGACGCTCTCCGCGCCCTCGACAAGAGCGGTGATCTCTTCGTCTTCGCTTTCGAGGGCCGGATACTGCTCGACCTCTTCGGGCTTCTCCGCCTTACTGGACGGGGCAGCCTTCTTCGCAGCGACTTTAGCCTTCGCCGCGGGCTTCGCCTTAGCTGCGGCCTTCGCCGCAGGCTTCGCCGCGGTTTTAGCTTTCGCTGCGGGCTTCGCCTTGGCCTTGGCTTTCGGTGCCTCTTCCTCTTCCTCTTCCTCCTCTTCCTCTTCCGCTTCCTCTTCCACAGGCGCGGCTTTCGCCTTCGCTTTCGCTTTGGCCGGCGCAGCTTTTGCCTTCGGCGCTTCCTCGGCCTCGTCCTCGTCGGCCTCTTCCTCGGACTCGTCCTCGACCTCTTCGACTTCATCCTCGAAAACATCGACCATCAGAGTCTGCGGGTTGCTTTCAGACTCTTTCTTTTTGGGGTTGAAGTCGGGGTTCTCGGTTTCCAGAACCAGCGACTTGTCTTCGGGGTTCACCTCAACAACAGTGTACACCTTCCCCTCTTCCAGAACCTGCTCATCCGCAGGAACATCGTCCTGGTAGCCGAGGAACTTCACGGTGCCGCCGACGTTGAATTTTGCTTTGGCTTTAGCCATTTCCATCACCTTTAGGTTAGTTACCGTACCATGCGCGGTGCGCATAGACGTATGTTACTACTACTCACTGAAAAACAAAACCACACTGCGCTACTTGTTGAAACCGATTGCAAACTCCCAATCGCAACCGGCTACCGCTTTCCTTTGATAGTGCGCCCTGTTGCGAGGTAAGAGTCTAGCATTTACTTTAGCCTCTCCGACTTTCAGAAGTACCGCCGCATCATTTTGGTCTGATGTGGCGAACATTATGCCTTCTTCCCGCTGAATGTAAAGCGCCACTTCGTCTTTTTCTGCCCTCCCTTTACCCGTAGCAAAGAGTTTCAAACTCGTAGGTGGGACCGACAATATACCGATACCTTGCATGTAAAGCAACCGCTTAACCACGCCTCCTAGTTCGGCTAGCCCTGTAATAGCTCGACTACCCGCCCGCGCCTTACTGAAGGCGTAGTTTTCATACGCAACTATATCCGGTTTGTACTTAGATATATACCCCACAAGGGCATTCTCTATAAAGACCAGCCGCTCTACCCCGCGCATGTTCTCCGGCGGCGATATGCACGCTGTCCATAGTTTCCCGTTAGCCATGCGGAAAGCCACTCCAAAACTGCGCACGCTAGGGTCCATACCCATTACTCGCATTCGAAGCACTCCATAGCTACATGGCACTTTTTGGCATCGCTACATTTTATGTTTGCGCATCGAACTCTGCGGGGTAGTGCGCCCGTGTTCTTGAACGCTACAAGCGCTTGCGCGTCCTCGATGTAGTCAGCTAGTAGAGGGAGTGAAGCCTCCGCGTCTAGGACAAACTCACGGAACGGTGACCCCGAGAACATAAACCCTTTGGTGGCATACAGTATAGATACCTGCGCGGAGAGGTTCCAGCCTAGCTCGCGCGCTATGTACCAGTAGAGCAAAACCTGTACTACATGGTCCGGGTCCGGGCGGACTAGTTCTTTCCATTGCTCGTGTGCCTTAGACTTAATCTCTACTATATGCAACGCCCCGCCCTCTAGGTGTAGCACTACGTCCGGTGCCCCGCGAACACCTAAGCTATCGCTGCGTAATATAGCTTCCTCGTACAAGTCCAGCGGACCCTCACACACGTGGCAAGTATCCCCGAATACTGCGCGGTATAGCATTGCGTGCTCCGTGCAGGTAGCCCCGCAACGACATGCCCACCTCCCGTATAGTTTGCTGCGATGCGCGCGGATAAACGCGTCTTTTATGTAATCGTGTATCGCAGTGCCTTGAGCAAACGTCAGACCCATAGAGTGCGATATGCTTTCCGCAGGCATTGCGTGCCCGCTATGTTCTGCTAGCGCAATCTTGCGAATGCACTTACCTACTAAGTCCGATACATGCAGGTACTCCCCCCGCCTGAACGGACTTGCGGGGGGCCTCGCCGCCTGTAGCATTTCGGATACCGGCAAGTCATCTTTTGTGAATAGACGAACTATACTACCCCGCGGGGTTTTCGTAGCCCCCCGAACTATACGCTTTCTTATAGACATATTTGAAATCGATTTCAATCGACGCCGGCAAGCTCTTGCAGTACGTAGCTGGGGACTACCGCAACTTCCTTGATGGGCTTACCTGCGCCGTCGTTAAACTCTATAAGGATGGCAGGTAGCTCCCCGGTAGCCAGCGCCGCCGCCTCGATCTGCTCAACCATGTCTATAGTAACAGAAAAACTACGGTGTTTAGTCGTTTTGGCTTCTACGCGTAAGAGACCCCTGACGCGTACGTCACCTTTCTCGCTCTTACTCCCGGAAGCTACGGTAGTGTCTCCGCGCAGCCTTACGGCAAGCGACTTCTCCTGCACCCTAGACCTACGGTATGACGGGTTGCCCTTCCGTTTGTCCCGATTCAGGAAAGAGTCTAGTGTCATGGCAGGAACCTCTCAATGAAGTAGTCAGGCATACCTAGCGCATTCGCTTGGCTGGCTATAAGGTAATTGCGTAGCGCCCAATATACCTCCCGGTTCTCGTACAGGTAAGTTACCGCCTCCCCCAGCCCCCGAAACTTTAGATCGTAATCCCAAAACTCAAGCTTCCAAGAGCTACCGCCGCCACCATACGCACCAAACTTCTTCGCGTAGGCAATCATAGTAGAAGCATCGTCTACTTCGCCCTCGCGGAGTCCTAGGTCGGGGTTGTCCTGTCTCAGTAACCGGAACTCCCCCGCGCGACCGCCCCCGTTAAGTTTGTTCTTCGTGATCGTAAAACTGTGCTCGTTCACGGTCATGGTGTCGTTACCGTACCCGTCCTTGCCGGTGTTCTCCTTGTTTTTCATAATCAGTTGCATACTCGTGCAGAATTCTAACGCCCTGCCACCCGGTATGCTGCGCGGCTCGCCAAACCCGGCAAAGCCTCCAATTTTTGAACGGAACTGATTGACGAATAATAGGGACACGTCGTGTTTGCGTTTTCTCTCACGAATCATACTAGCGGTAGCCTTCCGCACCATACCCCCGACGAGGCGGGCTTGCACCCCTACTAGCGCATCCTCCGCGCTGCTGTCGATCTCCTTCATAGGTACTAGCGCCGCCACGGAGTCCATAATCACCATAGAGACCTCTTTAGTACCTATAAGCGCGTCGGTAACGTCTGCCGCAGACTCCCCCGTCTCTGGCTGAAATAGCACAAGCTGATCGGTATTGACCCCTAGCTTGCCCGCCCATACAGGGTCAAACGTGCCCTCAACGTCAATATACGCGACCTGCTTGTCCGGGTACGCACGCTGTGCGCCTGCGGCGGTGAGACACGCAAAAACGCTCTTACCCGCATGGCGCTCACCGACTACCATTGATGCCCGACTCATGGGAATACCGCCGAGCGTGAGGAAGTCAAAGATAAAGATGCCAGTACTGACCCGATCCGGTTGTGTTACCGCTCCTCCCTCGATAACACTTGCGTCACCATACTGCTTGCGCATTTCCGCGATAGTCCTGTCTATCTCTCTTTCGCTAGAGCCGGTATTTCTCGGTGCCCGCTGGATTCTACCCTTAGTCATAATTACTCGGCCTCCGCCTCATCACCTAAATACGATCTGATTTCTGCATCCAGCTTTTCAGCTACGTAATCTGCAACCTCTTCGTACACCTTGTCTATGGTCTCTACGTAGCAGGGGCGAGTTACTGCTACATCCACGCGCAAGGACTCGTAGTTGCCTGTTGACTTAGTGACGCCCGCGGATACGCGGATAAACGCTGGCTCTGTAATAAATTTATGGACTTCGATAACAGAGTCCTTGGTTTTGCTGCCTCGCTTATCAGCTATAGTCACAAAGACCTTGCTCTCCTCGCTGCGCGTAGTGTCCGCCCTGGGGGACCTCCGTACTCTATCCGTAGCCATATATCACCTATATGTGGTTAGACCTAAAACGCTGCACCGCGCGCCATATACGCTCTATGGTCGCGGTATGCTTTACGCTCAGGTATAAAAAATCGCGCTCGTGTCTGACTATTTCTATTCTAATAGTCTCCAACTCCCCGCGACTATACAGGCTAAAACCCCGCACAGTGTCCGTCAGAATAGGTGGCGGTATTAGCCCCTGCTTTACCCATCTACGAAACCCTAGCCACGACATACCGAACGCTTCTGCGCACTCAGGTATCGTATAGCAATCTACGTAGTGGATATCGTCTTGCTCTCCGCGGCGTACTTCTCTACGCACTGCGGGTACTTGCAAACCTTCCGCGCGAACCGATTCAGGTTTTTGTTTGTCACTCCAGTATGCTGCTCGCTCCCGCTGCTTTATTCGCGCGGCGTACTCGGGGTCGTCAGCATATAGTTTCCGTCTTGCTGCATTTCTATGTTGAGCCGCTTTAACTCGTTTACGTTCTTCCGCGCTAAGCGGACCAATTCTGTTACGTTTTGCTTCCGTATCCCTTTGTCGGGTCGCCACAGGTATATCTCCGCAGAACTCGCCGCGTACTCTGTAATACGGTTGGCGAATTGATGGTCGATACGGTAAGAGTTGATATCCCTAATGGTCACCCATATAGGTACCGGCTTACCGTCTTTTACCCGCAGGATTCTACCGTGCACCTGCTCTGCCCTAGACCGCGGAGTACAGTCGATACCCCCCGACAGCCTAGGAACATCTAATCCTTTAGCAAACATACCGTAAGTCGCAAAAATCACCCTCGACTCTGCCAGTACGCGGTCTTTCTCCTTTTTTGGTATTTTCTTTGCCGTGACCCCATACTTGACCGGGGTGTACTCCGTGTGCTTTTCCCAGCCTATAGGGCGGCGTTTCGGCGTAGCATCCTTCTGGAACCCCCATACATTGCGGTACCCGCAATACAGCCCTAAGTCCTGTGAAGTAACGCCCGCGGCTTCCGTTAAACATAGCAAAGCCTCAAGCTGCTCTATCCGGTCGCTCAGTACTAGCACATCCCTTCCGGAGTCATACAACCATTTTACGGCTTCGACTATTAGACAGTTTCGGTTTGTATCCTCTGCAACCTCGGAAAGAATACGCCCCGTTTTTGGCGAGATATTCGCATACCACGAGTAGACGGTATCTGACTCCAAGTAATACACGTACGAAGTATCGTGTTTATCTGTAAGTTCAGCATCGACTTCCCCAAGATTGAGGTGTAGTAGCTTTTGGAGAGGGTCGCGCCTATCTACTGTTGCAGAAACCCCGAACCGTACTGCGGCGCTAAACGCCGAAAGTACACGCGAAAACGTAGGAGCCCCGGTGGTATGCACCTCGTCGAATACGGCTACACCAAAATACCTGTAAAACTCTTCTGGATAGTCGCGGCGTACTAGGCTCTGAACCATAGCAACTACAATATGCTTTTTCTTGTAGTCGCACCGATTGCCTTGCACTACACCTATCTGTTCGCGCGCAAGACCTAGCGCGGTTTGCGCCCGGTCTATCCACTGCTCCAAAAGGTTATTCTGGTCTACAACGATAACTGCGTTCACCCCTAACTTCTGTATTAGCGATAGCGAGAGTACCGTTTTGCCTTTGCCGGTAGCTGCGCTTATCAGAAAATCTGTTTTACTACGCGCTAGAGACAGCATTCTTTCCACAAAAGGCTGCTGGTAAGCGTACTGTCCTGTGTGCTCCACGGCTTTAGGGTACTTACGCTTGTACCCATAGGACATCCTATCCTCCGCGGTCACGCCTAGCGTTGCAATCAATTGCAATCCATAGGCCCTAGGTACCCCTACGTAGTCCCCACAATCTTCCCAAGGCTCAACCACACGGTATTCTTTTTCGCCAAGGCCGCGATACTTTACCGTAAGCGCGTCGGCTACCTTGCACTTCGTGAAGTGTTGTTTGCGGATATACACCCGCTCCGCGACGTATTCCATAGTAAATGGGGGCATACGCCCCCTCCGGTTACCTACGGTTTGCTTTCAGCCTACGAGGATTTCTGCGGTTGGTGACTTCGGCGTCGTCTTCTTCGTCTTCTTCCTCGTCGCCATCCTTAACAGCGGATTTTCTTGCGGGTTTCGTCGCCCCAACGCTAGGACGCCCGGACGTTGAGCTACCGGCGCGTCTACGCGGTGCCGGCGCGTCGTCTTCACCATCCGCGTCGTCATCTTCACTCTCGTCTTCCTCGGCGCTAGCTCGACGGCGTTTGGTGGGTGCGGGCTTAGCCTTTACGCCACCCCTACCCACGGCTGCTTTGCGTGGAGCCGGGGCGTCGTCGTCCTCGCTGTCGTCGTCATCGTCATCGTCATCGTCGCGTCCCCGACTAGGCTTTTTAGCCTTCATCGTTGCCGAACGGTCAGGGGCGGCCCAGTCATCGTCGTCATCGTCGTCATCGTTAGCCTTACGCCCCGCGCTTTTGCGCGATACGGCAGCCCGGCCCAACGCCGACCGCTCATGCGCACGGCTACCGGGTACCGGCTCACCGCCAACAAGCGCGCGAATCTGCTCTGCGTCCGGTTCACCAAAAATGTCCTCGTAGTCTAGGACCTCGTGGCACACTTCGGTATGTTTCTTTCCATCGCGGTCTTTCCACGTACGCGTGTACGCTTCCATATCGTCTTCTTCGATGTACTCAAGAAGCTCGATCTCGTTACCGATGGACGCGTCTTTATCACTATCCCTGGTGACCTCGATAAGTGCCCCGCGAAGCGTGTTACCTTTAGCTTCCGCCTTGTCGTACATGCGTTGGAACTTCTTCTGCTGGGCTGGCTTTACCACGAGCAACTTACGGCTGAAATCTACCGTCTTACCGTCCCGCGTTTCGTACGGGGTAAGATCGATAATCGTGAAGTACATCGCGTAGTAGGACTCTTTCCCGGAGACCTCGCAAGCTGCGCAGTGGTCAAACTCCTTGACGCACCCTGTAAAGGTGTCCCACTTGCCTGTCTGCGGGTTTTTCAGGTTGTGCTCATACCGGAAGAAGTCGGGAGCATCGTCGCAGATGATGAACTGCTTGGTCTCTCCTACTTTGCAGTAGAAGCGAAAAGGGGCGTCTTGCTGGTTCTTGCGCGCCTCGTTGCGCGCCGCAGCTTGCTCACGCTCTCGATCCGCGCGTTCGCGCCCCTCAGACCCGCGATAAAAAGCAGCTTTACGTGCCATTTTGTACTCCGTACATTTGATTTAACACTAAGGCTAGCGCTGTAGCCAATTTCATCGAAACGCCCACCCTGTACAGGTGTATCGGCGTTATTCTTTTAGAAGTGTCTAGCACTTCGCAACCATACCCCGGCATGCTTACTAACAAAAACCCAGAACCAAGCCCTAACAACTCTGAGGTTGTAATGGTCAGAATAGGACTAGCTATTCGCTTTTTCTTAGGTAATCGCGGGTCCACAACTCGTAGAGTCACTGCCCCTTTAGTCCGCAACGGGCGCAACAGCGTAGCTGCTGCATCTACTTTTGGCTCATGGCCGGTAGCTATAGTAGGCAAACACCGCTTGCCTGTCAAACTCAGAGTACTTTGGCCTTCCTTACTAGCTCCTGTATCTCCACTACCCTTAGCGCTCCGGGGTCTTTTACCTTTACCCATTGTGTACCTCTCAAGACACCGCGCTTAGGGTACCGTACTATAGACACCGGAAGATACGGTAGTAAGCCTTCGGCAATTATCTGCGCTCCTGTACGCCCCGCGGCGTCGTTATCAAGCATTAGTGTTACAGGTAGCCCCAGATTTCGCATAATGCGCTGCTGTGCTGCGGTCATACCTGCGTGCATTGTAGCTACGGCGGGTAGTCCTGCCTTGACCACTTTGGCTAAGTCGAATGGTCCCTCAACCACGACTACATACGGATCATCAGGCTGTACTAGATGCGCCCCTAGTAGTACCGAGTCTTTTGGCAGACCATAGTAATCCCTAACTCGGGGCTCTACATCATCGTGCACCGCCCGCCCCGTGAAGCCTACAAGCCCATGATCGGCGGTATACACCGGAAAAACAATGCGCTCCGCGCCGTGGTAGTCCTCCGGGTCTACGCAGAGACCCAAGTACTGCGCCGTACCGTCATCAATGCCGCGCTTACGTAAATACTGGTGCCCGGTGGCCGGCTCAAACAAATCCAGGTATGTGTCGTCTAGGATATTTAGTTTGCGTCGTCTAGTCCTAACCCTGCTGCCCCACTCCGGTAACGCCCCGCCCAAAAACTCAGAGCCGTCTAGCTCGCGTATCAAGTCGCGGTACGAGTCGCCTGAATACTTCTCTAGCTGACGAAGTAGCCATACGAGCGGCCCACTACGTGCCTTTGTGGTGCACGCGTAACAGTGGTAGACACTCTCCCCGTCTTCGTTAATAGAGATACCGGCGCTAGGCGTATTATCTGTTCGTTTCTGGTGCGTCCACCGAGACAGTAGGCAGCGAAAAGATACCCAGTTAGAGTGATCCACGAGTTCTACGTTAGGGCCGGCAATCGTCTTAACAAACTCGTGGATCGTTTTTCTATCCATTCTCTACTCGCGTCACAGATACGCTATACGGCCCTGGGGTGCCCGGCGTAGTCTCAAGCACTTTTGACAGTGTGCGTTCCGTGACCAGTTTCCGGGCTGCGGTTATACGAACTTCGATAGCTGCAAAAAAGTCCTCTTCAGGGACTAGCTTTTGAAACTTCCGCGGGTCTATGTAGCTAGACGCACGGCCTTTAGACTGTTTTAGCTCCGCGAGGACATCCCTTGCGCGGTGCGTAGTCAACTTACTAGCTCGCATAAGGCTAAGCAGCTCCGCTGTCTCGCCGTCTAGCTGCACCTTCATCGCGCGGATACTGTCCTGCAAATTTGCAATCGATTGCATTAGCGCATCGAGCCTAGCCTCGTCCAAAGCCGCGGCGGCGCGGCGAATTCTACGTATCCTTGTCATCGCGCATACCTCCTACCTCCATTATACATATATACGTTTATTTGTCAATCTCAGCCAAAAGACCATAGTTAGGTGGGTCGTACTGCTCTGGCACGTAGATAGTGGGTCCGCCATCGTCCGACGTTTTAAATCGCGTAAAGTCATACGGCTGGTCTAGTACAAGCCCTTCCATTTCAAATGTGTCTCCAAAGTTCTCACCAAACGACACATCCGCAACGATAGGGCACGGCATGCGAAGCCCGAACCACTCCTCTAGCGGATTGCTCTCCATGTACCATTTAAGTGTCTTGGCGCCCCACTCAAGGTACTCCTCCTTGACGTAGCAGAAAATAGCGTCATGTACGAAAGCGATTGGCGCCAAGTACTGAGGGTCAATCTCCGCAGATAGCCTACCGATAGCCATAACCCCTAGCGATGATGCAAACTCCTGTACAGGGCTATTGATACTCTGCCGCCCCGCTTCCTGCTGAACCATTTCATCATCAGAGTAGATCATAGGTAGGTGCCGAATACGGCCAGAATACGAACGCACCTGCCCGTCCCGCATAGCCGCCTGCCGCTGCCGCTCGTGCCAGCTACTCAGCCCGGAATACTTCTTAAAGAAAGCGGTGCGAATACGCTGCGCCTCTTCATCGGTGAATTCCACACCATACTGGGTCTTAGCGTATCCGATGAACTTTCTCCACCCCATCCCGTAGATGAATCCAAAGTTAACCGCTTTCGCCTTCTGTCTCGCAGATTTTTGCTCCGCTTTCGGCAATTCCTTGAACTTGGCGCGTGTAATACCTAGCGCGATTAGTGCAGTCTCTGTGTGGATGTCCCCGGCGTTGCGGTAAACAGAAAGCATTGTAGCTTCGTTAGCCATACTCGCAGCGATACGTAGCTCGGCCTGAGACAAGTCCGCCTCGATTACTAGATAGCCCCGCGGCGCTACGAACGAACGCCTATACGCTTTGGCTAGCTTGCCACGCTTAGGGATATTCTGTCCGTTCGGATTTTCAGAATTATGATTAAAAACCCCACAGGCTAGGTAGCTATGGTCGTCTGCTACCTCGAAATCATATACTCTATGGACCCCCGCACAGACAACTTTTTCGATAGTAACCCCGCGCCTGGGATCTAGCACCTGCCGTGTGTATCCTGACGCCACGCTTACGTCCCTAGGCGGGTTAGGCACCCCCGCCCATCCGTGCAATCGGAAGCCCGCCGCTTCCTGTACTGCGGAGTTTTCCCCACTAGTTTTGACTGTTGGTATCTCGTACCCTTCAGCGTATTGAATACTCCGTCCGGTATATACGTCATCGCTACACGACGTACTAACAGTCGGTTCCGCATCTGTTGCCTGCTGGCTGATGACGTAGCCCAGGCCCTCCAATATATAGCCGATGTCGGCCCACAGACCGGAATCCAGCATAACTCTATGGTGTGCGGTGACCGACAAAACTCCCCCATTACTTAAGTACACATCGTACATAAGCGCAGGGTCTTTACGAAATAGCGCAGTAACAGGCTTCCATCTGTACGCGTGGGTAAATACCATATCACCTACACGGATTGCGTCGGCTCGTACTAACCCGCAAGAGGTGACTACCGGGGTATCTGCCCTTACACATGCCGACCTACCAGTAACCGCAGTCCATAGGCTATACGTAGGACGTACCAACCCATCGACAATGTACTTTTTCTTGAAGCCGCGGATGTTCGTACCTAGCAGTCTCTCACTCTGGATGTACTCAGTAAGCTCGTAGGTGAATGGGTGCGTATCGTAAAAATACGGAAGGTGGTTCTTAGACGATGTACTGGCGACACGCTTATCCGGGGGTAACTTAGCTGTAGTTTGCGTGAACACTTTAGGGGTAAGCCGGAAACCGTCTTTATGGTAGAAGAGGATATCCCGAATAAAGTCCCCGCGCGAAAACTTCAAACCCTTCTCTACGTGAGCACGCTTAATACTCCTAGGGACCTGACTAATCAGGCTCTGGTACCTCTCCTCTACATCCTGCGCTACTACCGACTCAAATACATCTAGGGCCTCCTCGTCTACGTACATGCCACGCTGCTCGATAGCCGCGAACGCATTCAGCCCAGGTAGCGTAACCCTCACGTAGTGCGCTAGTAGTTTTCGATCCTTACGTACCATGTCATACAGTACTGTGTGAAGCCGGTACCCGCTGTCTGTATCCCCGCAACCGTAAGAGATAAGCTCGCTTAAAGGGATCTCCCACATGCGGCTTTTGTCATACGTGGCGTTAAAGCAGTTATGCGTGGCAAAGCCATTGGCTATAAAAGTACGCGAAGACGTTTGTATGCTCATAACGTCGCAGCGCCCCACGTACTCTATAGACTTTATACGGCCCTGACTGCCCTCCCCTACAAACAGCGCCTTGCCCTCCCAAGGTTTTTTCGCCAACAATCGTCTAGGTCGCAGTCGTATTAACTCGCTCATGGCCCTATAGCCAGATACCGTTACATTGGCTAGCCTTTTTCTTTTATCCCACGATATCTGTAGGTTTTCGCCTTTGTTAAAAAGACGCATACCCTCCTCTAAGACTGGCCCTTCTAGCTGGCAAAAACCTAGCCGCATACCGGCATTACCTTGGCCAGTAATGTAACCTTCGCCATCTAGTATCCCTGCCATCCACCCAGCGTCGAAAGTCCTCTCCTCCTCAGGGAATGGAAATAATTTCAACAAGTCCCCCACCCTAAGACTATCTGCCGTTACCCATTTCCAGCCACCCCCAAACTGCTCACATAGACGCCCTCTTAGGAACTGGTGGTTACCGCTCACCTGTATACGCCGCCCATCCATCATGCAAATTACGTAAGAGGGCATACGCAACCGTCTAACAGACTCTACTACGGTAGGTACCATCTTCCTAGAAGTGCCGTTAACAGCATACTCCTGAAAACCTATAAGCCTATCTGACGGCTGTATGTCCCCCGCGCGTTTTTTAGTAAGGTCCTCCATAAGCAACAGAGTGTCAGGGTCTACGCAATCAGCGTACCCCGCCATCGCCGGGACATACTGCCGTACAAGCATGTCCTGCCCTTTGGATATAGCGTTCTCGTCCAGCAATGTAGCCAGCATCAACGTGTCGCCGCCTATAGGGTAGCTGACCCCTAGGCAAGACTCGGTAAATACTCGATCATATTTGGCATTCTGCCCTACCACCCGAGTCTTAGGGTTGTTTAGCAGTAATCGCAGTTGCTCAAGCAATCGTCGCTTGCGGCGTAGCGGGACCGGGTTCTCTGGGTGATCCCACACAAGCATGTACGACTTCTCTGGCTCGATAGCAAACTGTAGCGTCAGTACTGCGGGTCGTGGCGCAAACTCTTTACCATGCACGCTAGGATCGTAGTCCCTAACGTCGTGTGTACCAGGAGCAAAAAACGATAGTCCAGTAGTTTCCGTATCGTAGAAAAGGATATCGGGCTCCGCGTCTATCAAAAACTGCAAGTCGTCGATAAACTCGTAGTCCCCCAGCATCCGCCGAGCACGTACTTTGAGGCGGTAAGACACCTCCGCTAAGTCCCGCAACGCGATACAGTCCATATCGAACGTTACGCGGTGCTGCGGGTACATCAACACCATTCCAGGGTTAAGCATAGGGAACACTTTCGTCCCGTATTCCTGGCTATGCTCGATGACCCCGCGAACTTTTGTAATTTTTACTGCACGCCCTAACACCTGCCTAGCAGGTTCGGCACCGAGCGGAATAATAGCCTCTGGTGCGGACGCCTTAAGGAAGTCGTCCAGGTATCCCCGGCAATGATCGCGGATTGCCTTTTGCTCTTTAGTAGTAAATTCGTCTTTGTTGTACGGGCAGCGGCTCTGCGGGAACATGGTGAAGTCTTCCCTAGCGAACCCCGCGGCAGCCATAGACGCCCCGAGCAGCTTTGCTGCGCTCTTGGCTAGCAACCTACCCTCTCCGGCGTTATACGCGCTAGGGGTATCGGTGACCACGACAAACCTAGTCATCGAAGCCTCCGGCACCCGCACAGGGCTACCGATACCCGATAGCGGGCACCCTTCACAGTGGTTACTTGGCACGGCGTATCCTCCGCTTCCGTGGTGTCATCATTTCTTTAGTGGCCTCGGACAAACGTGCTCGCAACAACTCAAGCCGTTCCTCCATAGAAGTGATCCGTTCGCATAAATCCTGAACCTCTATCACTTTAGGGTTGGTTGGGTGATCCTTCATGAAGAAATCTTCTTCCATAGACAGAAGATATGAGTACCTAGCCATGTCTCTACCCGTTTGCAATCGATTTCAAGCTACCCAATCAAGGTCTGCCTCCGCAGAGCCCCCGTCGCCCTCTTCATCTTCGGCTAGCTCATCCAAGTTCACCGGACGGAACTGATAGTTGTAATACACCTTACCGGACTCGCCCTCTCGCCCCTTGATAAACTCCGCGCACCGCGTATCCCGTTCCCTACCCGCAAGCCCTTCCTGTAGCGATACGATGATGGAGCTATGCGTAGAAATTGCGTCAGAGTACGCGATGTTCTCAAGGGAGCCCTCTTTACCTTTTCGCCCCGCGACCCGGTTGAACTGCGTCGTAGCTACAACAGGCAGGTTCCGCGCGATGGCTAGCTGCTTCGCTTCATCGAATACCTCAGATACTCTATCGGCTTTGGTGCGTACGTTTTTATTGTCGCAAAGCATAAGATATATACCATCGATGAATAGGATATCCGGGCGCAGCTCCTGTACAAGAACATCTACGTCAGAAACCCTGCGCTTCATCCCGCCCGAGTACAAATGAAACCTGTCCGCACCATCTATATGCGCTACATACTGCTCCAGTCTACGCCGCGCAGAGTTGGATAGCTCACCTCGTTTTATAAAGTTAGGGTCAATACCTGTGAGTAGCGACAGGTACCGCCTAGCTATCTGGTCGATAGTCATTTCTGTAGTGACTACCAACACACTCGCCCCGCTGATATACGCCCCCGCGGCGTGTCTGAGCATTGTAAACGTCTTACCTACCTCCGGACGTGCCACATACGTAATCAAGTCGCCCCCGGAGTATCCGCCGGTTAGCTGGTCGTACCTAGGCCACAGCGTAGGGACGCCGGTAACTCCGGGGTTTCTGTGGGCAAACTCGTAGCGCTCGATAACCGCTCTGCTAGCCTCGCGTAGCGTTCGTACATCATTGTCGCTATGTAGCACCCGCGTGAGCGATTGCATACTGGCAATAACATCGCGTGCGCGGTCCATGTCGAACTCGCGTAGACACCGCTGTAGCTCCGCGTACTGTTGGCGGACGGCGGAGTACATACGTCGATCGTACAGCTTCTTTACGTAAAACTCGGGCGCTTCGTCCGCTTCGGGTAGCTCGACATCAAGCTCCTCTTCTATGGTGCGAATCGTAGGCAACGTGCCGTACCGTCGGTAGTGGCGTCGTACGTACGTGTATACACGTGCTTCGTCTTCTACAAAAAGGTCTTGCGGTATATCCCTGAACAGCGAAGCGCTACCATTCTCGGAGATAAGTGCAATCAATTTCAAACCATCGGACATTTACAACCCTCGCGGTATTGTATGTACGGCACCGTGTAGATTTACGTAGGCACTAAACTGCGTAGGCCACCAATGGTGTAGCGGGTCTGTGGAGTCTTTACCTAGTACCAAGGTACCGCCCTTGCGCATATGCCCTAGCAGTAGCGAGGCTAGGTAGTACTGTTGCGCCCCCGGCAAGAACGCTGAGGAGCTATCCACAAAAGAAGTTACGACTAGCGCGTCTAGTTTGCTCAATGTGTCGGGGTGTACGCCAGAAAGCGCGATGCTCCGAAAAGACTCCTCCGCTTGAAATACTAGCGAGACCAACTCACTTAGCGTTAGGCATAGCAGTTTGTGCTTGCCCGACAACGCTAGCTCTTTCGCTAACACATACGTCGCTTGCGCCGCCCGCGGGGCTGATCGTGTATCGGCGGGGGCCAAGACTACCGGCGCTGTGCTCCCCGAGATCACGTACTCCCTTAGCTGCGGAAGCTGCATCGCAGGTAGCGTAGTCTGCCACGCCTCCCTAGGTACCCTAGCCGCTAGTAGGATGGATTCCTTTGTAGTCATGCTTCCGCACCCCAGACAGGTAGCTCGTCGTCGTAGTCAAGATCATCCAAGGGGGCCGGTGGCCGAGTATGTGGCCTACTCTCGGGGGCCGCTATGGCTGCCCTACTATAGTCGGTAAGCCGTACGGCGCTGGTGCCAGCTTTCGTAGCCTCCGCCAACTTACGCTTAGTGGCCTCAAGCTCGCGCTGTAGGTCAGCCATGCTAGGCGTGCGTCGCGCGGTGTGCTCCCTGTCAACATATAGCTTGAGCAGCTTGGCGAAGGACATTACGCACGATAGCAGGCTCGGCGTAGTAGTACCTAAGTACGGGGGTTGTCCGTTACCTAGCCACGTACCGTTCTTCCTTTGAGCAAACTCGCGTCGCTCCGAGTGGCTCTCATTTACGGTTGTCCAGTTACGTAACACCCACCGGAAGAACTCAAGCCAATCCATAGCTAGTTCGTGCGGCTTAATCACCCGTTTGAAAATGCCGTACTCTTTATGGGATAGCCCGACAACGGATGTACGACCGTACTCCTCGATGCAGGCTTGCTTCCATGTAGCGTTGAGATCGGTAAGGGATATTGCGGACGGGGCGGCGGCGCGGCCCCGGCGCACTTTCTCCAACTGCTTTGTAGCCGTACGGATAGTGGTAGTGCGAATGACTTCCTCTACCTTGGCTTTGCAATCGGTTGCAGTATCTTCCGCGAGTTTTGCCCGCGTTCTTCTGATGCGCCGCACCGGGGCGCATCCTACATCATCACTATTCGTTTTTGACTTTATTTGTTTACTATTCTTGGGTGCCATTTGGCACCGCTGTCCAAGGTCGGGTGAGGTGCCATTTGGTACCTCTATATTCTTTAGCCTTTTCGGCACTTTTAGCGCCATTTTTGGTTTCCCGCGTATAGAAAGAAGAGTATCTACATGCACCGTGTATAGCGTAGCTAGGTGTCTTTTACCTGTCTGGATTCGTCGTGTCGTGATAATCCCCCGCTGTTCTAGTGAGTCCAGCGCGGCGTATAGGTCCCGGCTATTTACCCCGCAAGGCGCAGCTTTCCACTCGCCCCCGGCGACTACCCCATCAATGAAGTGTGATTTGAAGATGAGTTCACTCGTCTTCCCGTAGTGAATAGTGCGGGCGACGATGAACCTAAGCACGAAGTACTCCGGCTTAGAGAGTTGGGTCAATCCATACACAGAAAACCAGTCGTCTATGAGCGTGCGCTGTTTATAGGTATCTACTGCATACGCTAGTTCAGGTAGGTCTTGCAAAGCGTCGCGCAGTTTGCTATAGTTCGTCTTGCCTGCAAGGGCCTCTACCTGTAGCACCTGCCCCCGATCTGCGCCCTCGGATCGGGGGCTTTCTTTTGCCAAAGCCATACTAGTACCTCATGCAGCCTTTGTTTTTCTGCTATCCAGCCATAGCTGGTAGGTATGTCTGTAGTACCTAGCTATACCCCTACCAAGTACCGAAGACGGGCATACATCCGCTTTTTCGCAGTCACGTAACCACCTGATGACAAAAAGGCGGGCGTCGCGCGAAGTAAGAAAACCGTCGCACGCGCCCGCTATAGTAAAAGGATAACCCGCGCGGGTGACTCCATAGATAGTCCACCCGTGCGCTGTCTCTACCGTATAGAAAGACTTGGTTATCTGTTTCATGTTCGCCTCTTTACTGCCGCACAGCCATCGCTATAGACAGCCCGGAGATAGAGCAGGGGTTTATGTTAACTTTTCGGCAAGCGTTTAACCAAGCTACCTCAATCTTCCGTGCGTGCTCGTAGGAAGCGAAGCCGCACAATTGCGGCGCGGGATGAGAAAACATCCGGCGTCCGTCTTCCGCTAGGTAGTGGATATCCCAGTTCTGTGTGTGCTCATTGAAGGCGATATCCGTCTGTCTACGCACCCGCTGATCGCCTAAAAAAGCTAGGTTAAGCTCGTCGGAGTACATCGCCTCTACGTGCCCCTGTGCGTCGATGCTAATCACTAGCTCATCCATTCCCTGCCCCTCAAAAGGTCAATTTATTTGCTGTCGCTGTGCTAGGGGACTGGAAGAACTCCGGCTTCCGTTTTTTGTCCTTACCCACCTCACCGCCTAGGGCAATCTCGATCTGTTCGGTAGCCTTATCGCAACCTACGCCCCTAAACCCCTGCGCTTCTACCTTGACGGAGCCCGCGGGGGTGATATCGATAATGATTTGCTTCATCTTAGCCTCACTGTATTCCGGTTACGACTAGACGAACCCCGCCGTCTTCGCTGTTAATGCGGCGGACACTCATACCTTTCGCGGAAGCCGCCCGCGTCGCTGCATGGATAGCGTATGTTTGGTTCAGCTTCCCTAGCGCCGCCTGCATCGCGGTTTCGTTACCTTGCGCCTTAACACCCAAGATACCGGCTACCCGGTTGGCGAATAGGTCGGTACGCGCCTCGTAGCCCCCTTTCTCGCGGGCGTAAAACCCGATGTCGTAAGGGCAATCGTGTAGCCGTAGTACATACGGGGCTTTTTCTAGTCCCACTTGGTTGGTGTAGAACGCTCGCGGCACCGCATTTGTTTCCAGCGAACACTTAATCCCCTTGCTCGCTAGCTCGGCAACAGCCGAGGCGAGTGCCTGCATGTCGGAAAAAACGATACTCTCGATAGATGTGGTGTGCGACACGGTACTCTCTCCTGTATAAACTTGCCCGTATGTATACCATACCATACTATAGGTTTCTTTGTCAAGTACGCCTGACACGCATACGTCTTTGCGGTTTTTCTGTAACGATTACTTTTTTCTCGCCGCTAGCGGTCTCCATTTCAATAATGTCTAGCGCAGCATTGCGGGGGGATGCCTCGCTAGTGATAGTGAAGCACTCCGCAAGCTCCTCCTCATCCATGTTGTTGAACCGAAAATTCTTAGGTACATCGATACCTAGGCGAATCAACTCTCCATACGATAGTACATCCCCGCGGCCCTGAAACTGCACAAAGGTCTCACCTAGAAGACTCTCCGGGGAAGCCATGATGTTTGCAGATACGACTACCCTACCCGCCCCCTCGCGGGTGCGTATAAACATGGCCCCGTCGGCAGACGGGCGACCGTTGACGATTTTGCTGTATTTAACCATCAGGATCGTACCGTCTGGGGGTAGCAGCAACTGGCTATACAGTGCCCCGTTGACTTCAGGGTACTCCCCCGCGATATACCGCGTAGGTGTGCCATGCTTAGGTACCACCCCTTGCCCGGCAAGCTTGCGGATAAACGGGGCCGTAACCACGCTTACGCTAAGCCTGCCGGAAAGACTCTTAAAGTTGTAGGTACCGAACCCGATACGCACCATATTGGTACTATCGCCACTCATGCTCCTCTCCTAGTGCGGCGCATTACTCGCGTCGCGGTTGAAGTTGATTGCAAATGCGTATCGTCCGTCGCCCCCGCGGGGGTCGCATTGTTTTTAGCCCACTCGTTCATCGCGGTAATTTGCTGCTCGAAAGCCTTGGATAGCGGGACCATAGCTTTTACCGCTGACTCGATATGCGCTATTGTAAGGTCTTCCTCCCCGGCAAAAGCATCCACAATGGCGTCTTTTACCGCGGACTCAATCTCCGCGGGGACGTACCCATCCAGCCGCTTTACTAGCGTATCCACGTCGTCCTTGTCGAAGTCTTCGATATCCCGACCGCGGAGGGCTAGGTGAATACGAAGCACGTCATAGCGCTCCTTGTAGGTAGGTAGCGACGTAGAAAAGATGGCGTCGAAGCGCCCACGGCGCATAAGCTCCGGTGGTAGGCCCGTAACGTTGTTCGCCGTCACTATAGTAAATACCGGCTTCTTGCAATCCTGCAACCACGTAAGGAAGGAACCCAAGACACGACTACTAACCCCGCTGTCACCCCCGCCGCCGATACCGCCCAAGCCTTTGTCAACTTCGTCGGCCAGCAACACAACTGGGGCCATATCCTCTACTTGGCGCAGCGCCTGCCGCATCCGGTTTTCTGACGCACCTACAAGCGAATTGAAAACCCTGCCGAAGTCTAGGCGAACCAGTGGTACGCCTAGCTCGCTAGAGATAGACTTAGCGATAAGACTCTTTCCGCTCCCAGGAACGCCGACCAGGACGATACCTTTCGGGGGCTCTACGCCAAACTCCCTAGCTTCGTCAGAGTAGCAACCTCGCCGCCGTGCTACCCATTTCTTCAGGTTCTCCATACCGCCGACGTTCTGCATATCCCCGGACGGGTATAGTTCTAAAATCTCCGACTGGCGTACAATCTCTGTCTTGCCGATAGCCACACCTTTGATAATATCTTCGGTGTCGATAGCGGTCTTACCTTCGCGTCCAGCCTTAATGATCGACAAGGCGGTGTACATTTCAAAGTCGCTTTGCTTCAGTCCGGCCCCTACATAGCAAATCTTGTTCTCGCCATCGGCCTCTACATCGATACCGTCAGGGAAGTCTTTACGTGACGGCTCGATCAACGAGTTCAGGGAGACCTTAAGTTCCTCAAACCCCGGTGGCCGAAAATACACAGACATGATGGACTCGTGATCCAGCGGTAGCGGGATGTCCGGGGTTACAAGAATAACGGGGCAATCCCACGCGGGAAGAATGTGCCCGTATAGGCTTACCAGATAGTGCATCTGCGGGTTGTTTTCCATGAATGGGTGGAGACCCACGTAGACGTAATACTGCCGTGTCCGTGCGTGTCCAGGATCACGGATATGGTCAAGCGGGGTAGCAAAGGCAGCCATAGCGTCGATGTTGCCGTCCCCGCGCTTGACTACGCTACCGATGTCATCCTCTGTAAAGTCACGGAAGCCGTTGACTACATCCCATTCCCGTACGGTAAAGCCATCCGCCAGAGCGATTTTGCGGATTTCCAGGGAAGCGCGGATAGGCTCGTGCGTACGTACATGAATAATGCCCGCGCCCGCGTCGATAAGGGTAGTTAGTTCCTCTTGAAACTCTTTTACCGAGTTACGGGAAGTCTCGTCGCTGCTGATGTCCATACCAGTACCTTTTGAAATCGTTTGCAAAAAACAAAGCCCTCGGGCGAGAACCCAAGGGCTATTATGATACAACCACTGCCGGTGTTATACGTCAGATAGGCTTACGGTACTTTCCGTCGTACCTCGGGGCTAGTATGTGCAAAGACATATACTCCCTAGGAATCTTATGGTCCGGGCGTACTATAACGCATTCGCGGGGGTCTACCTCGTACAGACGAATTAGCTCCTGCGGCGTTATATAGTGGGATTGCCCGTCATGCTGACTCAGCATCCATCCCGGACGGATAATGTACCGTAGCTTTACACCTTTACCGTCTGCCACAATCTACTCTCCTAGGTATCGCCGTTCGATCTCCTCTACGCAAGCGTTGTGCGTAGTACTACACTCTGCATAGTACCACACGGCATCTACTACCCACTCGCGCTGTTCGAGTACCGCATCCGCGGGCGGGATAGGCGGAAGATACGGCAAGCATCTACTTTGGCAGGGTGCAGGCGGGGGCGTCCCCGAAGGCCGCACAATAGTTTTGTTGCAGGACATCCCGCTCGTCAGTAGTCCAACCGCCGCCGCGAGTAGTAAGTAGCCTAAGCGCTTCCTCCGCATTTAGTTTTCCCTGATTAGCTGCAAGTACTCGCCTTTCTTTTTCCTTTCGGTACGCAGAATCAGCGGCAGCGTATTGACGTGCAAGGACAGCAAGGGCGTCCGAAGTTTCGCGGAGGGCAATTTCAGTATCTCTCTCACATTGCGCATTTCGGTACTCATAGCCGCCAAATACCGATAAGGCAAGAACCCCCAATACAGCAACAACGACTGATACGTATCGAACCACATCTGTATCTCCTATTCTATCAATTCCCACCCACCGGCTCGGGCGCGTAATCCGCGATCATTTAGGTAGGCGTCTGTCATGGATGGACTGCTATGGCCTAAGAGTTGGCGCACGTTTGTCTTACCCTCCGTGTAGAACATTCTGGCAGAAAGAGAACGGCACTCGTGCAGGCTTGGCGGGTATTTTGGTAAAAACAGTGCGTCCGGTACAGCTCCCCTTCGGGCTACTTGGAAACTGTAGGACATGTATGAGAGTGCCGGGGGCAGCCCATTCGTTTTAGCTACTAGATACTGGCTTTTTCCGCAAAACGCTCTACAGTACTCTATAACGTCATGCAGCGTCATGCATAGGGTAGAGGATCGCCACGCTAGAGGTATCGCTAGCCGCCTACCCGTCTTACCTTGCCGTACGTGCAAGTACCTTCGATACCTATTACCAGAGGATTCGTACCACACATCCTGGTACTGCATGGCATGTATATCCTGTCTGCGCTGCCCGGTCATTATAGCAAGTAGGAGCATCGCGGAGACCCAAGGAGGCATACTACGTTTAGCGTAGTCTAGAATACACAGGAACTGCTCCATAGATAGCCTAGACCTAGCTACTGTTACTCTACTAGGTGTAAGTAAGTCCGCGGGGTTTCGCGCTATCCAGCCATACACCATAGCTGCCCGAAAAATTGCTTTTAG